CGTCTTGATGAACCAGTTTAGAGGCGACTCTACGACTAGGGATCAGGCTTTACGGGCGGCATACACACTGTCCCAGGCACCCATGAACGGTGCGTGGCAAGACCTGTACGACAATGCGTCCCCTGAAGACCAGTTCCTGCTGTCAACGATCAAGCATTCGGCTAAACAGGTTCGACTTCGTGGAGATGAGGCTAACTGGGGTCAGCTTGGGCAAGTGGTTGACCTATACATTGACAGCCCTAACGTGCCAGTCGCCCTTGAAGTCTGGGAAAGCACCCTTGGCGACCCCGATGAACGAAACGTCTGGATTACAGATCGAGGCACTAGTTTGGCCAGTAAAATAAAAGCCGATTGGCAAAGCCGAGAGCTTTGGGTAAACGACGCAGATTTTGTTATTGATAATGCCACTCTTATCCAGGGCAAACTTGTCGAAGTGGCCGAGTTTGCATACATGAAAGCGTTGGCTGGCGGCAGCTCTACGGGTATTGCAAACGAGCGTGCAGACGAAGCTGTGTTTGATCACATGCAGAACCAGTTTGATTTGGTTGAAGTGCGGCACTCGCAAGAAGTAAACCTCGTTGATCGAGGGAAACTGCCGCATAGCCACCGATGGAACCAGCCCAGGCTTGATGCAGTAGTTGAAGACTGGAGCAAGCAAGACGCGGACTTTCAGTCTTTAGGATACGACTCATTCAATGACATGCACGACAAGGGTGAAGTAAGGCTTATTCCTCACAGCAAAGTGGCTGCCGACGGAACACAGATTCATGGCCACAAGATTATGATCAACGACCAGTTGGCTATGAAAAACGGCAATGTCTTCCTGCTGGACTTGTCTGAGGTCAAGGCTTGGAACCATAGCCGAAGAATGGAAGAAGAAACCCAAGCGGTTGAAGACGCAGGTTCAGGAAGAATAGACGGACCCGGCCCAAAAACCTTGCTTGAAACAACAATACCGGGCGGGTCTATTGACCGAGCGAAAGACGCTTATGAACGTGCAAATCCCCCAGCGTAATAAAGGCAACAAACAATAATGCCATTCATAGACTCAAACGAATACACCATGAATCTGCCGGACGCGATGGCGATTGCCATGCGTGAAGTCGAGAAGGGGTCGCAGTCTAGCCGACCCTTTTATTACGTCCCCCCTACTGATACAGAAGCAGATGACGGCATTGGGTTTACTCAGTTTTTCAAGACGCAATCTCGGTTTTCAACATTGTCGGGGTCTTGGAGAGTAGTCAGAGACATGACTACTAGCCGTGATTGGGCACCAGGTTGGCAGGGCGGAAACGAGTACATCAAACAGAAGTACCCCGAGTGGCGGGAAGACACCGCCCAGGGTTCTATGATTCGGCAGATGATTATTCAGGGCTGGTTTGATGACGCCCGCAATCCTGGTATGGCTGACTTTGCTTACATCGAAGGCCAGAAATCCAACTACGATATTGCCCAAGCGGCAAACATGTCGGGTATGCAGCACGCGGCCGGGTTTGTAACGCAAATGGTTGGCGATCCGGCAAACCTGATTGCAGGAGCTGGATTGGCACGACTCGGCTACAAGGGAATCACTGGCGTAATAACCAACCCATATGGGAAGATTGCCGCTGGTACAGCCGTGGGTGCTGGGTCAAACGTGGCGTTTGAGCAATACCTCAACTGGGCTAACCCCGCTACAGAAGTACAGGGCAGCGAGAACGAGGTGTATGCCGCTGTATTTGGTGCTGCTTTCGGAATGAGCCTAACTGGAGTCGGTGTAGCGGCTCGAGGCAGAGGCGGAACAGCAGTCAGGGACGCAATCAGCACTCGATCACTCGACCTCAAGAACTACGTCCAGCGTAACTCGGCTATGCGGCGGATTGCCAAGGCTGATGAAGCACTGACTAACGGCGAGATTGTTCATCGAGTCACCCCTGAAGGGGTAGATGAAGGCGCGCTTTACACTGTTCAAGGTGCGTTTGACGAGGGGCTTCGTGACCTCAAGGCGTTGAACGACGGACCTATTCAAGAGCGCGCAACCATCACAACACTTCGGCCCCGTGACCCTAAGCACCCGATCAACCTCGAGATTGAAGCACTTGGTAAGCGATCTGCTGATGAAGGGTGGGATCTTCAAATCCTCGAGCACCCAGATCAGTTGGCCTACGAAGCAATGGCCGACCTCGAGGACATTGCCAAGAGTCCAAGCTGGAACGCGATTGCTACCCGGAAAGACATTGACCAAGGGGCGTTTGACGCTGTTGTGGGGTCTGTTACCAGTGCGTACACCCGAATGCAGGCGTTTGTCAACCCCGGCTCCAGGTCGGTCTACAACACACTTGGAATCGTGCAGGACTTGTACCGCACGCTCTCAGGCTCTGCTCACAGCATTACTCAGTTTGCTGCACACCAGCCCTTGTTCAAGAAGACAGGCGTAACCGCAGAAGGCAAGACTCAGCACCTGCGGCAAATAACCCATCAGGTGGTAAACCGCCTGCACCGGCATTACAAAGACGCAATAGCGGCAGATGGTAGGTCTGGGATCAACTTTGATGGCGTAAAGCACGACCTTCCGGCTATCGGCGGGCGGCAGAAGTTCGAGACTCTGGCGGTTCAACACCTCCGAAGGAAGCACGCCCAGAAGATGGGGTACCAGGCCGATGTGACGACAGACGTACACCCATCTATCGTCGCGGCTGCTGATGAAATGGAGTCGTACTTCGCTCGAATGGGAGACGAGCTGGTCGACGCGGGAATGCTGCCGGCTGACAACAGGCTGCTCGGCCAATACTTGCCGGTCACGTTCGATACCAGGGCAATCCGAAACAACCCACAGAAGTTTGTCGACGACATGGTGACGGCGTTCCGCGAGAAGGACCACATGGTCAATGGGCGGATGGTTGACGATGCCGATGTCCCAGTACGCAAAGACGTAATCGACGAAATGAACCGGGAGGCAGAGAGGGATCTGTTTGTCGGCCACGGCAACACTGAGAATGCCAAGAATCAGCGACCCGCCAACCCAATGGACATTGAAATACCGGAAGCCCCGCCGGCAACCGGCGCTACCAAGCTAGTCCACGCCATTGACAAACTGGCGGAAGACGACACGAACGGCATTCGAAAGCAAATCGAAGACATGGGAGAAGATTGGGCTGCGCCTCGAGTTGATGAATCGTACACCCCAACCGAAAGCCTGCAAGCCCGTATCGACGAGCCAAACAAGGTGCCAGAAGACTTCCCAATGGATACGGCAAGCGGCGTCTACCCCGGCAAGCCGATGAAAAATATCGTTTGGGGGGACAAAACCACCGTTGTAATGCCTGATCCGCGTGACCCCAAGGTTCAACTTGAGGTGCCAGCACGGTACGCCCTGGTCGATGCCAGTGAACTAAAGCCAAGCAACCGCATTCTTGACGACGATTTTATGGTCAAGTCAAAGAACGCAAAGGGCGGATACGACCTTGACCCGGTTTACGGCAAGTTCAATCAAAGAGCGCACGATTACGCCAACCCCCGTTCTGGCTCAACAAGTGTAGACACAATGGATTCTATTGTGGCTGCACCGAGAGCAGGAGACTTCTGGGAGTCAGGCAGGGGAACCGAAAGAGGTGCTCCAGTGGTTTCCGTTGAGGGATACCCGGATTCAGGCGCAAACCGAACCATGGCATTGCAAAGGCTTTGGTATAGCAATGAAGGGCCAAAGGGCATAAAAGAGTTTGACGGCCCTCTTTATACCACTGCTGTTGAGAAGGCTCCCGAGTTTGGCATTCCAGACAACTGGGCTAAACACATTTCCGCAGACGCACCGGTTCTGGTGCGGATCATGGAAGACCCGGTTGCACCTGGGCACTACTCGGCGGCGGCAAACACTTCATCTGCCGCAGTATTGTCCCCAACAAACGACATACAGTTCCGTGCTGCATTGATTACAGACGACACAATGGGGTTCTTGTCAGGCAAACTTGACGAAGGCAAGCTCACTTTGAACGAAGCGCTTGATGACCACAACTTTGCTGCCGAGCTGTTTCGGCGAATGACCAGATCAGGGGCTTTGACGAGTCAGCAAAGAGGATTGTGGGACGCCGCAACAAACACCCTGTCCGACACCGGCAAGCCGCATCTAATCAAGATGTTTGCAGCAAGATCGCTAAAGGGGTTTGAAGACGCCCGGTCTTACAGAGGGCCGAGAACGAATCCAGATGGATCTCCAGACGTAATGAGTCCCAAAGAGATCGTCTCCTATGAAGACATTAGCATTTTGCAAGAGCTTGGAGCATACAGGCAGGTCCGCAACCGATATGAAACCGCCGTCCCTGCCCTCGTCGCTGTTGTAAAGGTAGGAAGCAAGCAGCTAGGCGGGAAGTCAATGGTGGCTGGTGCTTATGGCAGGCCAGGAAACTGGTCAGGCACGCTTTCTATGTTTGATTCATTGGTATCTAAAGCAATGGGGTATTACCCCGAATGGAAATCATCCGGCTCCACATTGCTTGACCACTTTTACATGCAATCGGCTGGTCTTGGGAATCAATCCCAACAACCTTTAGCAAACGCTGCGATTGCCACAATGGTTCACGCACTTGACACCGTTAGCCCCCACAAGTTTCGCAAGGGGTTACAACAGATAGCGAGAGAATCTGAATCAAGCGCTCTAATGCCCGGTGTCGAAAGTCCATTTGTAATGATGGACGAGTTGTTTGGCGAAGGGCTGCCTGATCAGATCAGAAAGCAACTTAGAGAAACAAAGACGATTTTTGATGACGCGGATCAGATTGCTCGAAGAAAAGAAGAGACTAGTACAAAGCGTTTCAACACGGCCAGCAAGTACCCCAAAGTGCCTGGCGGCCTTGCTAAAGACCCGAATCGCCGAGCAATCCAAGAGCAAGCTATTGATGAACTGCTTACACTTGAACGTCCTCCAAACGAAAATGCCATTGCCCTGGGCGAGTACGGGGGGCGTCCTGAAACAGTTGACAGCAATAAGCAGTATTACGTCATTACAGGCAACGCTGCATCGGGCAAATCTTCGATGGTTCAAGAAGCAGTTGCTTCGTTCAAGGCCATTGAAATGGACCCTGATATTTTGAAACGGAAGCTGCCTGACTTTGCAGGCAAGGGCGCTTCGGCGGTTCACATTGAATCTAAGTATATGCTCGACGTTGCCCTGGACAAAGCAATGGCTTCTGGCGACAACATTGTCCATCCAACAGTTGGAGATGATGAAGGGCTAGTAAAAATGCTAGTTGATCGTGCCAACAAAGCAGGGTACGACACCCACATAATCCAAGTTGACAAAGACCTGCATGAAATCGGAGAGCAGATATTCTTTAGAAACATCTCTACTGGTCGTGTTATCGACCCTGCATTTGCAATCAACGGAGTAGGCGACAAGCCTGCTCAAGTAGCAACTTCAGCAATCAGAAACGGAAACGTCGGTGGTTCAAAAATCAAGTCCGTTAGCCGATATTCAAACGTCCGTGGCAAAGACACTCCGTTTATTCCGATAGACGTTGAGTCGGGGTGGTACGGACCTGACACACCAAATCTGTCGTTCAAGTCTAAAAGCATGGGACGAAAGACAACTGAAGACATGCTTGACGACACCGGAGAAGTACGGTATACTCAAGGTGAAGGAGGCAACTATGCCGATGGCAACCAGACAAGAGTACGAGGCATGGGCGAAGAGCCAGACGGGCGACCAGAAGGAGTTCGCCGAGGATCTGATGGGGATGCTGGAGACGGCACCGTCGATGGAGTGGCTCGAGGGGATGGCATCCTTGGACGTGACTCTGGCGGATCGCCTTCATTACTTCGTGTGGCCGCAGATCGAAGCGAAGCGCCAACTCGAACAAAGCGATGGGACGGAGTAACCCAGGGCGACCTCCCGCCTGACCTTCTCCCCCGATACAGAGCAAAGTTGGAAGAGCAGTACCGTCGCGGAGCCGAAGAGCTTCGTGACGCTATTGCTGATCCGGTGCAAGGCCACGGCGTTGCAATGGGAATGCTTGGCAAGGGTGAGCCGGCCCATCTCAGAGAGCGCACCCTGGGGATCAACTACAACACAGTTGGCGACTTCCTCGATCAGCACGCATCAGAGATGTTGTTTAGGTACGACATGCAAGTGTCGGGCCGCATCGGCGTAAACCGTGCAATCCAGACCAACCCCGAGACTTGGGCAAAGTACAAGACAAGGGACGGCAAATCGGTAAAGAACGGCGACGACATGGTTGAAGCCGTGGACGTTTACTTTGACGATCTAATGCGCAACGCTGAAATACTGGGCGACCGGAAGCTGGCTGCTTCTATCCAGAAGGCTCGAGGCAAAGTGCAGCGAGACATCTACCAGCCGATGCAGGCAATGCTTGGCCGCAACCCAGTCAAGGGCGCTATTGACAACGACAACTTCCTGGCATGGGCCGGCAGATCAGTCCAGCGTTGGAACTTTGTCAACAAGCTGGGAAGCGTGTTCTGGGCACAGTTGAATGACATTGCCCCGACTACGCTTCAAACAGTTACCAACCCTACAAACCTGAAGCAGATCACAAAGTCGTTTGGCTTTATGGACAAACTGGCCCGCAAGGATCTCGAGCTGATGGGCTTGTGGTCAGACCAAATGATCCGCGTTCGTTCTATGGCCGACATTGACTTCAACCATCTCGAGGGCGGCTTTGGTACCGGTAGAACAAAAGCATTTACTCATGCTGTTGAAACGTCTATGACCAAGGTTGCTGATGTTAGTGGCCATGTGTCAGGCATGAACTGGATTACCAACGCCAACAAGCGGTTTGCTTCAATGCTGACCCTCGAGAAGATTGGCAACGAATCCAAGAAGATGCTTCGTGCCGATGAGTTGATGCGCAATCAAGGGCTTGATCTAAGCACGGCCATGAAGAAAGTGCGATTGACCAGGTACCGGGCCGCTACAGTCAACCAGCTTGGCATGAACGTAGAGGCAGCAAGGCGGTACCACCGGCTTACATACGCACATGGAGTAATGGCTGACGGGCGAAGCATCAAGGAAACCATGTCATACGCAAAGTACCTTCGCAATGAGAAGGACTTGTTTATGCCCAACATGACTGAGTGGGACATGGGAGTCCGTGACAACAAGCAGTTGGCAGAAGTGATTCAGACTCGAGTCAACGATTATGTCAACCGCCACATGGTTGTTACGCCTGGGTACTGGGACCGACCCCTAGTCAACTTCCACACATGGGGCAAACTGTTCAACCAGTTCCAGACGTTTATGACGGCATTCCATCATCAACGAATGGTTCCAATGTCTCAGATGCCGGCGTCGCACCAGCTTTGGTACACCGGCGCTTACCTGCTGATGGGCAGCGTAACCGATGCAATCACAAACCACTTGTCTGGCCGTCGATCAATGAGCGAGACAGTTGAGAAGTGGGAAGAAGATCCCGGTGGAATGCTTTACAAGGCGTTCGTTTACTCTGGGATATCTGGCCCGATCAACCGGATCTGGGGATTGACCGATGCACTTGGCATTCCGGTCAGTCCTGGCGTGGTCCTAAACAACACCGTTGGGGGTGGTGCAAGCCAAGGGTTCTACTACGGCGACCCCGGAGCCGGAACAGTCATTCAGGCACTTGGACCCACCGGGTCTTCTGCTAAGACTTTGGCAAACGTACTGTATGACACCGTGGGCAGCGGAGAGATGGACGAAACAACCGCTTACCGAGCGGCAACCCTGGCACCGTTTCAGAATAACGCCATCTTACGCATGCTTTACCGAACAACTGGCGCACCTGTTGTACCAGAAGCACTTAGGGAAAGGGACTGATTATGGCAGACGACCGATTGTCCAGCTTGTCGGCAGCATTTGACCAGAGGCTTCTGGAAATACTGAAGGATGGGCGCGAGATAATGACCAGAGACGGCGAAAAACAAACCGTTGAGGCAAGCGCGGCTGACCTCAACGTGATTCGCCAACGGCTCAAGGACTGTGGCATTGAAGCCATGGCTACTGACGCCAACCCCATTGGCTCCATTGTCAAAGAGATGGCGACCAGGGGAATGAAGTTCAAATCTGAACTGCCTCCTGTGTCCGACGAAGACGACGCCGCTACGGCTTAGGGGGGTACATGAACAAGAAGATTGTGTTGGTTCACTGGCTTGATGCCTGTGAGCCTGATCCTAATAGTGACCTTGATGCAAGGGACATGCCTGTCCCTCAGCAAGTGTGGCAGGCTGGATTCCTGCTGGCTGATAACGATGAATACATTGTTGTCGCATCTGGGTACAAGCCCGATCCAAATGGGGCAGAAGGCACATGGGATTTCGCTATTACCATTCCACAAGGGATGGTAAAGGGAATGACTGTTCTGTCGTCTGATTCTTATGCAAATGCCATGGAAGGCTAAAAGGCTCAACCGAGCCGTCATTGAGGTGCGCATGAATGCACCCAAAACACAGGGGTGGGAACAATGGTTCCTGCTTTCCAGCGACAGGCATCACGATAATAGCCATTGCGACCATGATCTCGAGCTTCGGCACTTAGAGCAGGCGAAAGAACGCCGAGCAGGGATTATTGACGTAGGCGACATGCACGACGCCATGGCGTCAAAGGACGATAAGCGGCAAAACCGGGACGCGATGCGTGACGAATACAACGTCGAGTCGTATTTCGATGAACTGGTAACCAGGGCAGCCGACTTCTACGAACCATACGCCCACAACTTCATAATGATTTCCGAGGGGAATCACGAAACGGCGGTACGCAAAAAATGGGGCACAAATCTGACGGAACGAACGGTTCGGGAAATGAACCGGAGGACCAACAGCCGAGTGGTAAATGGCGGGTATGGTGGCTGGTGCAACTTCGTGATCGCTCGGCATGGGAGCAAGCACCGGTTTCGGATGAAGTTCTATCACGGATCTGGCGGTGGCGGTCCCGTGACGAGGGGAGTGATTCAGACTAACCGCATGGCGGTTTATCTCCCAGATGCCGACATCATAGTGTCGGGTCATACACACGATTCATGGGTGGTTCCTGTTTGCCGGGAGCGGATATCCGATGCCGGTGAAACGTATATTGATGAGCAGATGCACATCAGAACCGCCACATACAAGGATGAATATGGTGATGGAACCGAAGGATGGCACATCGAACGAGGCGGACCACCCAAACCCCTTGGAGGCTGGTGGCTCAGATTCTATGCCCGAAGTAAAGACGACTTCCGGTTCGAGGTCCACCGAACAGACTGATGTTGTCGCCGAGTACGTCCAGCACCTGTACGACGATTTCCCGTTCTTCCTAAAAGAGCTTTGGTCCGCCGTTGGACTGCCAAATATCGCCCGGCACCAGGTCCAAATCGGCGAATGGCTGCAAAATGGGCCACGCCGGCGGGGTATTAGGGCATTTCGAGGAGCGTCTAAGACATGGGTGACGCTGGCCTACTGCCTGTGGAGGCTGTTTCGAGATTCAAACGAGAGAATCCTGCTGGTTTCCAAATCGGAAAAGCATAGTAAGGACAGTCTCTACATGGCACGCAAGTGGATCGGACTTGTGCCATTCCTCCAGCACATGGTGCCCGATCGTCTTGAGGGACAGCGCGATTCCGCATTGCAGTTTGACATACGCCAGGCTCCCTCTGATCGGGTGCCGTCTTTCACGGCCGCGTCAATCACCGGCCAGATCACGGGGCTGCGAAGCTCGGTCATTATTTCCGACGACGTTGAGACGACCCAAACGACGTTGACCCTTGACATGAGGACTCGACTCCGAGAGGAAATCAAGGAGTACGACAACATCGTCATCCCCGGCGGGGACATCATTTTCCTTGGCACCCCCCACCATCCAGAAAGCCTGTACGACAAGTTGGCCGATTCTGGCTACACGTTCAGGTCATGGACCGCGATGTACCCAGGGCAAGAGTGGGACACACCGTCTGACCTTGCTCCTCAGCTGCTCGAGGATCTGGAATCGGGAATCTGCAAGCCGGGAGACTCGACATGGCCCGAGAGGTTTGATCTCGACGAGCTGACTGAGCGTGTGGCATCCGAGGGGCGAAGCACGTTTGCCATGCAATACCAGATGCTCACCCATCTAGGTGACGACCTGTCGTACCCGCTCAAACTGCAAGACGCCATCGTGTTCCCTGTTCAGCGAGACAAGGCTCCCTTGACAATCGCATGGGGTACCAGGAACGACCACGGCGGATCAACCAGGTACGAGGAGATTACCAGCCTCGGCTTCGGGTCCGATTGCTTCTACAGCCCGATTATGTACGACAAGGACTGGAACCGGTACACCGGGACGTACATGTGGATTGACCCATCGGGGCGCGGCGCTGATAACACGGCATACGCCATTGTGTCCCACCTCAATGGATTCTTGTGGGTCAAGGCGGTGGGAGGGTTCCAGGGCGGATACCAACGAGATGTGCTAGATTCGCTGTCGTTCCAAGCCTGCCTCCATGGAGTAGACCGGATCTACACTGAGGACAACTTTGGTCAAGGCATGTTTCAGGCTCTGCTCGAGCCAGTGGTACAGACCCACTTCCTCGATCCTGAAGAAGAAGACGGGTACCCCAGAGGGTGGAAATGCTCTCTCGAGGGAATCCGGGTCCACGGCCAAAAGGAAATACGCTGCATCCAAAATCTGGAGCCGCTTTTCAATCAACATCGCATCGTGTTTCATCCAGATGTAGCGGCAAACCAGAACCTCCAGAGGCAAATGGTCCGCATCACCAGGCAGAGGAACTGCCTCAAGCACGACGATGAAATCGAAGCTCTGGCTATGTGCTGCCAGATGTGGCAGGAAGATATGAACATGGACCCCGATCTAGCTGCTGACCGCCAGAGGGAAAGGTGGATGATGAAGCAGATCGACGACCAATACAGATCAATGGGCATGATGAGAGCAGGCCCGTCTTGGATAAGGAAACGATAGATGCCCACACTCAAAGTGGTACCGGAAGTCACGTTCATGGGAGAGGACCAAGGGCTGAACAATCTAAACGACGAATCAGATAATCTGGCTCGGGTCAAACGAAATACAGTTTCCGGGGGGACCAAAAATACTAGGCGGGCAATCATGTGGCCTACAGAAAACCAGTGGGATTCTTTTACTGGAGCAGACCCCTCGCCCACATATGGCCCTCACAGCTCCGTAAAGCTCTCCTCACGCATCCGCCGTGCTCGGCTGCGGTTTACCGTTCAGGAAACAAACGACGCTGAGGCGGGCGAGAGGCTCGTCGTAGGGGCTTCTGGAACAAAGTCCACCGCCTATGTTGTACACCAACTAAAATGGTCGCAGTACGCACAGAGAAATGACTGGGCTACTGCTGGTGGGCATTTGATTGACGCGACCGTAACCGGCTCTGGACCAGAAATGGATAACCTCCAGGCTGGCATGACCTACAGCATCAACTGCAAAGAAGCCTGTAACTACAACCGTACAGAAGTAGAGTTATATTTTCCCGGTCTAATCCTGAAACTGACCGACGACCAAGGCGTATCGGTCCTTACCAACCCGGAGTTTGGGTTTGGGGACGAAGATCACGCCTCCCCGCCGCAGCTTATCGTCGAATACGGACACCACAAGACCCCCCGCCGCCGGTTCTACCGTCGCGGCCTCATGCACTAGGAGATAATCATGCCTCGAGTAGCAGGAAAGAAGTACGCCTACACCGCCAAGGGCAAAGCCGCAGCCAAAAAGGCCAAGAAGAAGGCCAAGAAGGGCAAATCCAAGCGGTGATCTACCATCCCGCCGACTTCCCCTGGGCAACCATGCTGGCCGACAACTGGATGGCCATTCGGGAAGAGTTTATCGCTGCATACGACCCCGCTTCCCTTGAAGATGACGAAATCTACGAGAGCGGCTGGGATGTGCTCGGCTTACAGTTCGACTCCCGGCCGATCCAGTCCAATCGAGACGCCTGCCCAGTCACCACCGCCCTGATCGACAAGATCCCCGGCATGACCTCAGCTGCGTTCTCGCTGCTCCGGCCTGAGTCACACATCACTTCCCACCACGGAGAACGAGAGGACATCCTCCGCTTCCACCTTGGACTCATCGTCCCCGAGGGCTGTGCCATCCGAGTCGGATCAGTCCTCTGTCCATGGGTCCAGGGCGGAGTCCTCATCTTTGATGACAACATTGAACACGAAGCATGGAACACCTGCCTCAAGATTTCCCGGGCGCTCCTGCTGGTGGACTTCCTCCGGCCCTCTCCATGTCCTGATCCGATCGAGGTCGAGACTCTTCCATTCCTGAACTAGCTCCTCTAATCATTGCCCCCCTGTTATCTATGTAGTGGTCAGCGGAAAGATTTTTCCGGCAAATAATACGGCGTGAAAGTGTGTGTCTCCCTCTTGATATACGGCCGCCGCCGGCGGACCCCCCCTCGCCCCCCCTAAAGGGGAACGCGAGCCATCCATAGTCGATCCCCACGCCTCCCGAGTCCATGCAGGACCAATGAATCGCCGCTGGCCGACCGCTGGGGCCGACCTTGTGCGCCATCTTGTGCGCTGCTCGCCATTGATCGCTCGGTCGCAGCCAGAATCCTGACTGCATCCATGTCTCCACCGATGTACCCGACCATCACATGCTGCCCTGCCTGATTTCGAGATAGCCAGGTCGAAGCTAAATCGCCCGGACCACCTGAAAATAAAACCTCCAGATTGCAGTCAAGCCCCTTGTACTACCGTACCGATATGGTAGACTCACCGTGTAACGCCAAAGGAGGCCAAGTGATGGCAGCACGAAGGATCATGGAAAAGGCAACCATCCCATTCAAGACCTACGAGGAGGCTGAGGCAGCACTCGCCGAGAAGGTAGCCGAAACCGTTGAGTGGGAGAAGGAAGCCCTCGAAGACTGGGAGGCCCAGCGAGACGAGGCCAGGGCGAACGGGGAAGACTTCGCCGATACGCCCGATACGCCCGGCTACGACTGGGGCTACTGGAAGGCCGGAAGAACGATCGCCGGAGTGGTCCGAGACGCTCGGCTCTTCTTCGACAAGGACACCGGCGGCTGGACTCACGGCTGGCTGATCGCCGAGGTGGACGCGGAGCAAGATGCCAAGGACTGCCGGAACAAGGCCGAGGTCAGCGACTGGCCCACGGTACCCGGAGACATCCCGTGGTGTCCGGTCTGCACCTACGGCCCGATGATGTACGGCTGGACCAACGACTACGACTACCCCACGGTTCCCAACTTCAACAACAAGGAGGCAGCATGAACGTCTACCACGAATCACTCAACGGGGTCCGCTACTCCATCTGGGCCTTGAAGACAGTCGAGCACCCGGACGGCGGCACGGACAGCGACTGCCAAGAGGCGACCGACTGGACTAACGACTTCTACCAGGCGCTGGAAGAGGCCGACTGCTTCCGGGCTACCTTCAACGCAGCACCGCCCGAAGACCCTGAAGACTGGGAAGCAGTTGGCGACTACTACTACGACACCTTCGACGACGCGCTGGATGCCATCAACAAGCACACCCAGGAATACCTCGAGGAGAGCATCAAGGTAGACGACAACGCGAACGCAATCAAAGCCTACTACGCACGAAAGGAGACAGCATGAACAAGAACGACAAGTGGAAGCGAGAGGCACACCGAGCCATCGAAAACCTTCGACGAACAAACTGTGATGGAGCCATTGAAGATGCTTCCATCGTCGGCGACTTTCTCGCCAACCTCATGCACCTGCACGGTGAAGGCTGGGTTCAGGATAGGGTGGCAATGGCTGGAATACACTTTGCAGATGAAACCTTCAACGCAAACCACAAGGAGGACACATGATCGGAACCGCACTCTTCATCGGAGCCTGCCTGCTCCCCGTCATCATGGCGACCGTTGCCATGGCTCGAGGACAGAAGCAGTGGGCCGACGCATGGATCAACCAGAAGCCACGCTTCACCCCGGTTGACGAACTGTACGAACTCGAACTGAAGGAGGCAGCATGAACACAGTCACCTACCCAACAGAAGAAGCTGCGGCCCGAGTGGCCGCTTGGCTGGCCGGGATTGAGTACACCCAGGGCGAGACGTTCTTCACGGACGAGCACGGCTGGAGTTACTGCGTCATCGACGGAGTGGAATGGTGCGAGATTGTCTTCGCCATCGACATCCGAGACGAAGACGGCAACCACCAAGAGTACTTCAACGAGGAAAATAAAAACCTCCAGAATCCTACCCAACCCATTGACTAGCGATACCGAACTGCTACAATGACCACGTAACGAGCCTACCACACGAAAGGAGACACGATGAACAAGATGCAACGAGCCGAAGCGGTGCTGACCGACCTCGGCTATCACGCCAGCACCGACTACCGGGTCTGGATCGGATGTATGGGAGCCTACAACGGCGGTGATCTGGTCGGCGACTGGATCGACGCTGAAGATGCTCACGAAATGGTCGGCCAACTGACCGCCAAGTGGCAGGAGATCGGCGGCTACGACTGGGGCGACGAGTGGTTCATCGCAGACCACGAAGGATTCGGATATGCCTGGCCGGGCGGGGAGAACCCCGACCTCGAGGCGCTGCCCGAACTGGTTTGGGCACTGCAGGAGCACGGCGAGGCACTCGAGGCATGGCTCGGCGGATGTCAGGGCCGGGAGATCGGCGACTTTCAAGACCGATATGCCGGTGAGACGGACGGCAACCTGAAGGACTGGGTGTGGGACTGGCTCGAGGACACCGGCTACTTCGCCGACTGGACTCAGGACCAGCAGTTCTACTTCAACATCGAAGCATACACCGAAGACTTCAAGCTGCAGATGGAAGTGATCGAACTGAACGGCACCACCTACATCTTCTACCCTTGACAGGAGGCAGCATGACCAACCAAGAACTGGCCGAGATCATCGAAGCAAAGAAGGCGGACATCATCGTGTTCGTCGGGATGGACGGCAACCAATGCGTCACCCCCGACATCGAGTTCGTGTCCATGAACGGCGACGCAATCCAAATCAACTTGAAGGAGGACGCATGAACAAGTACACCTGGCACATTGACCCCGGACACGCATGGCTGGAGGCACCAGTCGACGAGGTGCGACGCTTCGAGCGCACCGAGCAGGTGCAGTTGAGCGACTGCTCCTACCGCCGGCTCGACTCCGTGTACCTCGAGGAAGACTGCGACGCGACCGCGTTCCTCAACTGGCTCGGCCGGGACAACTTCACCCTCCAGGACTGCCCCGATGATGGCGGCTGGATACGAAACCTCAACCGCTACGTGTCCTACTGGGATCCATGCAACTGCTTCATGGCTGCGTTGCTAACTAAGCCCATCCCCGTGATGAAGTGGCTCCAGAACTACTACCGAAACCAGAAGATCACATTCACAACGGAACCGTGCCATGGCGAGTGAGATAGGGGCCAGTCCATGCAAGGCTGGACCCGATAAGGCGGGCGGAAGGTGGGAGGCAACATGCATGCGGCTGCAAGCCGTCGCCGCCACTGGAAAACCACTCACCCCGTCTTCTCACTCAGGCACCGAACGAAAGGAGCAGACATGACCCAGACCAGCCCCAGTTCTTTCCGTGGGCCAGACAAAACAGAGCGCCTCGTTTGCAAGGGCGCGCACCAGTTCTTCCCGAAGGACAGGACGAAATCCAAGAGTGACCCGAAGGCCAGATACAAGAAACGAAGGAAGCGAAAATGACAGCACTGCACATCAGGACAGACGGAACTATCCACGACATCGAGGCTGACACGCTCGAGCAGATGCAGAAGGGCGTCGGCGGATACATCGAGGTCGTCACCCAGGGCGGGATCGCCGGCACGCCCTACGATTGGGTGCTCTACGGCAACGAGGAAGGAATGCTGCTCGACCTGCCGGTCAACCCGGTAGCCCGCATGCTGGTGGCAGTAGCCCATCAGGTGGACAGCCCAGAGATTCAGGAACTGCATGGAAACTTCGTCCTCCGCGTGGAGGATGACCAAGAGAACACGGCCCCGGTCCCGGAAGAACTCCGGCAGGTGGTCGAGAAGGTCGCCGGACTCTACGCTGAGACTGGCAACGAACTAATCCGCATCGTCCGAATGGACGAGGAAGGCAACCAATGAAAAACCCACTCGCTAAGATCATCCATGACTCGGGCGTACCGATCGAGGACATCGCCAAAGCCTGCGAATGCACGGACGCAGCGATCAGCAACTACCTGCTCGGACGCAACGCTCCGACCAGATCCAAGTACCCGAGGCTGGCGCAGGCATTGCGTGTGCCCACCTCCAAGGTGGCCGAGGCTGCGGCGGTGCTGCGAAAGAACATCGCCGCAGGCGGTGGACGGAATGGCCAGGTCAAGGTGGTAAAGATCAACACGGCCACGCTCGAGGACGAGGTGCTCGATGTGATGGCGCTGGCGATGGAGATCCACAAGCTCGACCCGCAGTTTCGGGATACAGTCCGGGAGATGGTGGCAGGTCTGGCCAGGAGGGGGGCATAATCCGTGCCCCCCAACCCGGCCATCTCATCGGCCTACCACAGCGAACGAGACTGGAACATTCTACCCCAAGGAGGGCAACATGCCAGCGGGATACCATTCAATCCAAGTACCAAAGAACAGCGGCGTAGCCGAGAGGCTCGCACGACTGACAACCGAACTCGCAGCCAACCAGACCGTACCCTGCACTGTCCACCAGTGGCAGGCTGTGGACTGGGCAGTGAAAGAAGCGCTCAAGAAATACGAGGCACCTAGCCGAGAGGAGTAGTATGGCCTACCACGTCACAGTAAATCGAAACGGGAACTACCACCTAGCCAGATGGATCGACACAGATGGGACGGTTCGACGAAAGAGCCTTGGTCATTGCTCCATGATGGAGGCGTGCCGCCGAGCGGACGAACTCGAGCGGCAGTTGAACCAGACCATCGGTGGGACCGTCCGCCACGCCACCCTTGGGTGGCTGGTGGATAGGTTCGTTCAGGTCCGAGGCCAGGGCACAGAGCAGATGGCCCCGGCTACCATGGCGACGCACGCCCGATGCCACAAGCTGCTGCTCCAGCACTTCGGCACCGAGCGAGACATCAAGTCCATCGGACTCGGGGACATGCGAGACTGGGAGGCCACGCTCGAGGGCACCGGCAACACCCTACGAAAGCGTGTCAAGGAGGCGAAGGTTCTATTCAACCTCGCAGTAGACGAGGGGCTGATCGAGCAGAACCCCGCCGTCAAGATGAAATCTACCACCATGCCAGGACGACCCGGCGACCGACGCATCGTCACCCGTGACGAGTACGACACCGTGTTCGAGGCGATGCCGGACAACTACTGGCGTCTGGCTCTGGCGATGGCGTACTACGCAGGGCTGCGACGCAGTGAGGTGTTCACCGCAACGCACCGAGGGTGGACCAGAGGCCACAGCCTCGAGGTGTGGAGCACGAAGACGAACCGCAGCCGCACCATTCGGCTCGAGCCTGAACTGAACCAGCACATCCGGGACTGGTGGAGTGGGGCCAAGCAGATCGTCGACCCCGAATGCAAGTACACCCAGGCATACGACATTCTCACGCGAGCCTGCACCGCCGCCGGCGTCGAGCCGTTCAACTGGCAGAACCTGCGGCAGACACGGGCAACACTTTGGCGTGACGCAGGTTACCCCGGCTACGCAGTGAACCAGTGGATGGGACACACCGAACGAGTGGCAGAGGACTGCTACCTCGGCGATGGAAAAAATGAAAGTGCCTTGGCTCAAGCCCTTGCAGAACTCGCTCGGCTTCGCCAAGATAATGAACGCCTCGCCGCTCTGGCGGGGTGAAACTACCACAGCAAGGAGGCTGACATGGCGAAGAAGCCAGACGATCACGACCTGCCGCTGGTCCAGTTCGGACAAGGCGATCAGGCACACCACATTGACAGCAACGGCGAGAAGAAACTCGGGGATGCCCTCGAGAAGTATCGTCGTATTCGGAACGAGGATGAGCAACTGAAGGACGAGCTTGCTGCCGAGCAGTGGCACGCCATCAACTCATTCGACGATGACCCCAACCCATACCACGGCACCTACTCAGAGGAGTGAGCAATGGCCAAGACCACAGACAAAGCACCGGCACCCGTACTCGACGACATCCACGGCAATACATACGAGCCAGTGGTGAGCAGGCTTGCACGGTTTCGATTCGACCACCCATCCAGGGCAATCCAAACCTCAATCATCAGCAACGAGAGCGGCCTTGTGCTTATGCGGGCCGTCATCAAGGACGACAATCAGGAGGTGTACGCCACTGGCCACGCTGAAGAGGACCGATCGGCGGGGCACATCAACCAGACATCGGCCGTCGAGAACTGCGAGACATCAGCCATCGGCAGGGCGCTGGCATTTGCAGGGTACGACGCATCTGGTAACATCGCCTCATCCGACGAGGTGACGAACGCGAAGGCCGCACAAGCAGCAGGGGGCGGGGCACGGGCACAAGCCCCGGCGAGAAACACAGCCTCCTCCTCTCCCGCCACCCCCGCCCCTAATGCTGCCAAGGCCGGCGACAAAAGCTACACCGTCACCCAGGTTGAGACGAAAGAACTCAATCGGAAGGACGGCAGTGGCACGTTCAGCAAGTACGTTGTCCACACCGGCGAAGGTCCAAAGCTTTCCACTCTGAAAAAGAATCTGGCCGACATCGCCATGGCTGCAATGAACGAGGGCAAGGAACTGTTCGCCAGTCACCAGGCGCAGAACCAATGGGGCGAATGCAACCTGATGGACTGCGCCGTGTCCAATGAGCCACCGGCCGTGGCTGTGGCAACTGAGATCGAAGAGGAGATGCCGTTCTAATGCCATCACTCTACGAACTTACCAATGACATGCTCGATCTCGAGGCCAAGCTGATCGAAGCAGAAGGCAACGCCGCTGATGAGAACGTCGAGGCTGCACTCATGGAGTGGGCCGGGTCGCTCGAGGATCAGGTAGACCAGAAGGTCGAGGCGTACTGCAATCTGATCGACGAGTTCGAGGCCAGGGCAAAGGTCCGGGCCGAGGCCGCTGCTCAGATGAAGCATCGAGCCACGGTTGATAAGAATGCAGCCCGTGCTCTGAAGGACCGGCTGCTTACTGCACTCGAGACGATGCAGATCACACGCATGGAGACGGAGCTTCGGCGTGTGACTGTGGCAAACAACGGAGGCCAGCAGCCCATCGACATTGACCTCGAGCGGGTGCCGGCTGAGTTCCAGTACCAACCACCAAAGGAGGTGGACATGGCGCTGGTGCGTGAAGCACTGAAGGCATCGGATGAGGCGGGCATGGACGGACTGTCCTGGGCACGCTTCATGCCTCGAGGGAAACACATTCGGATCAAGTAATAGCCATCACGGAGGATGCAGATGGACCCCACCACCATCGCTATCGTCAATGACGACGACCCCACAACCAACGAGTACCACCGGCTCCTCAGTAAAGTCCGAGCCGGACTCGACGCCTACTACGAACTCGGTATCTCCCTCACCAAAATCAGGGATCAGGAACTCTACCTCGTTGAGTACGAAACTTGGTCGGACTTCCTTGAGAACGAGGTTGAAGTTTCGGTAAGGCGTGCCCACCAAATGATCGCCGCCGCTGGCGTGCAGCACACGCTCGACCGCAAGGTCAACGAGGCACAGGCTGCGGCCCTCGAGCCAGTACCAGAAGATGAACGCATGGACATCATCGAGGTGGTCGAGGCTCAGGGCAAAGTCACCGCTGCGAAGATCAAGCAGGAGGCCGGCCGCCGGGCAACGGAGTCGATGCCAGACGAAGAGATGCCGTCGCCGATCATGCACAATGCGGAAATCAACGACCTCGCTGAACAGGTGCAGGTAATCCGCAGGCTGGTCGGTACCTTGCCATCTAATGAATACACCCGCATGGTCCCTCGAGCACGAATCGAAGATCAGCTCAATGGTGTATACAAAGCACTAAGGGGTTCAGTGCTCTCTCATCCATGTCCATGGTGCGGGGCCAAGCCCGGCGGGTGCAACGAATGCTCTGGCACCGGCCATGTCAACGGGCTGACATGGAAGCACAGGCCCGAAGCATTCAAATGAAGAACCGACCGTATCAAAACACAGCCTGCGACTCGGTACTGAACGAGTTCCGAGCGGGGATCAAGTCAACGCTCGTTGTCATGCCAACCGGCACGGGCAAGACTGTCGTCTTCTCTTCTCTGGTGGGCAGGGCTAGGAAAGGAAGAGTCCTGGTCCTTGCCCACCGTGAGGAACTAATCAATCAGGCGGCCAAGAAGATCCAAGCCGTGACCGGAGAGTACCCGGACATTGAGCAGGCTGACCGCCGTGCTGACGAGTCGGTGTTCAACAAGTCCAAGGTCATCGTCGCATCAATACCCACGCTAGTTGCAGGCATGGGTGGTGCCACCCGCATGTCACGCTTTGAACCAGGCGAGTTCTCGTTTGTGGTCATCGACGAATGCCACCATGTTGAGAGCAAGTCTTGGCAGCAGGTAGTCAAGTGGTTCCAGAAGAACCCGGAGCTTCGGATGTGTGGCTTCAGCGCCACCCCGAAGAGGCACGACAACAAGGCGCTCGGCAACACGTTCGAGTCGGTGGCGTATGAATACTCAATCCAGCAGGCAATCGCTGATGGATGGCTGGTGCCTATCAGGCAGACCATGGTCGAGGTGTCTGGCCTGGACTACTCGACTATTAGGACCACAGCCGGCGACCTCAACGGCAAGGACTTGGCACAGGTGATGGAGCAGGAGCACAACCTGCACTCGATTGCCATGCCCACCCTCGAGATATCAAACGGACGCAAGACGCTGGTGTTCGCCGCATCGGTCCACGCAGCAGAGCGACTGACTGAAGTGATGAACCGGCACAAGGATTGTGCCCGGTGGATCAGCGGCAAGACACCGAAGGATGAACGCAAATCAATACTCGATGGATTCGCAGAGGGCGACTTCCCCATTCTTGTCAACGTCGGTGTGCTGACCGAGGGCTTCGATGAGCCTGGGATACAGTGCATCGTCCTGGCACGACCAACCAAAAGTCCAGCCCTCTGGCAACAGATGGTTGGGCGTGGTACTCGAACGCTACCGGGCACAGTGGACTCGCCTACTCTGTGCGACTCACCGGAAGCACGGAGCGAGGCCATTGCCCAGTCATCAAAGCCATACGTCGAGATCATTGACTTCGCTGGCAACGCTGGACGGCACAAGCTGCTGTCTGCATTTGATTTGCTCGGCGGCAAGTACCCGAACGAGGTAGTCGAGCGGGCAAAGGAGAAGGCCAAGAAGGCCGGCGGTGCAGTGGATGTCGAGGAGGTACTCGAGAAGACACAGGAAGAGATCGAGGCCGAGCGTGAAGAGGAGCGTAACCAGCGGTTGGCCGAGCGTGCCAGGATAAAGGCTGATGTCAAGTACAAGACTAAGAACATAGATCCGTTCAACGCACTCGACATTCACAAGCCGATCTTTGATGTGACCGGCTACACCCCAGTGCCAACCGAGAAGCAGCAGTCGATGCTGTTGAAACAGGGGATCGACCCGTCAGGCATGAGCCGTGACGACGCACAACGATTGATCCTCGAGATCATTACCAGATACGTTGATGGCAAATGCACATTCAAGCAGGCGGCCGTGCTGAAGAAGTATGGCTACCCGACTGGTGTGAAAAAGGAGGAGGCAACCAAGATCATTGATCGCATTGCAGCCAACGGATGGAGAAAGCCAGATGACTAATGCGTTGCCAGAAGAAGTAGATGGGGCCATCGTCTTTGATGGACTAGATGAAGCAATCATTGGATACGGACAGCAGTGGGGTGGAGAAGTAATAGTCGTCTACGATGAGCAGAAGATACTTGCCACGCTGGTCACAGATCAGGGCATGGGGTATGAAGATGCTCGAGACTGGTACTACCACAACATCGCATGCCTGTATGCAGGGACACGAACGCCATTCATAATGACAGTGAGGCACGAAGGTGGCTTGGCTTAGATGCAACAGAAGCAACCCTTGCCCTGTGTGTGGCAAGCCCGACTGGTGTTCTTACACCGGCGATGGTGCCGTTCGCTGCATGCGTGTGCCCGATGCTCCAGGACTCAAGGTCATACGCCGGCATGGTGATGGCGGCACGACGTACAAGATGTCCGACGACTACGCCCCAGCGGACACTGGGCCAAAGATCAAACGCATCGTGCCCACGACAGTGAACTGGGATCGGCTTCAAGATAAGTTTGTTACGGCAATAGATGAAGATGATTACTTCAACTCGCTGCGTGACACGCTCGGGGTAAAGGGCTTCACGATTGTCATGCTCGGTGCCGGCTGGTCAAGCGGGCACTTCGCCTGGACATTCCCGATGCGTGACGGAGCCGGGAAGATAACAGGGTTCAGGCTAAGGAAGAGATGCGGCAGGAAGTTGGCGGTGAAGGGATCAAGGGAAGGTCTCTTCACCTGCAACGCAGACATTCGAGACAAGTCAACGCCCATCTACATCATGGAAGGGCCGTCGGACTTGGCAGCTTGGCTTGACCTTGGGTTCGTGGCTATCGGCAGGCCGTCATGCCGAGGTGCCATGGATGCAGCAGTGGAGTATTGCGAAGGGTACAAGGTTGTTGTTGTCAGCGACAAGGACAGCCCAGGTCGGACGGGCGCTCGAGACTTAGCCAAGCGTTTGGTGAGGGTATGCCCGTCAGTCAAGATCATTGAACCACTCGAGGGCAAGGATGCTCGAGAGTGGCACTCCCTCGGTGCCACGCCTCAGCAAGTCGAGCTTGTGGTGGCCAGTGCATTCGAGGAATCTAATGGCTAGGAACAAGTACAAGGTTAGCCCGTCATCTGAACGCAGGTTCAAGGGTAGAACATACGGGTCGAAGGCAGAGATGCGGTACGCCCAGCAGTTGTACGTCCTCCGTGACAATGGGCATGTCCTCGAGTTTGTTGAACAACCAAGGCTATGGCTCGGTGTGCCGGAGAACGTGTACGTCCCGGACTTCCTAGTCATACCAGTTGAAGACGGCCCGTACTACGTCGATGTCAAGGGTGTGGAGACGGCCAAGTTCAAGAGGGACAAGAAGCTCTGGGCTGCATACGGCAGGCTTGACTTGCTGGTGGTCAAGCCATCAGGCAAGAAGTTCAAGGTAGCCGAGGTGATCCATGGTGGGGAATGAGCTACTTACAGGATCGGTACTCGAGGAGCAGATACAACTCGAGGAAGATGCTATCGCTCGAGGTGTAGCCAGGTACCGCAAGCTGGCACAAGAGGCGATTGACCGAGGCGAGGCTGCTGGCCTCAAGCCTGTCGAACGCATGATGATCCACTGGCTTCCAGCTCTCGAGGAGATCATCAACAAAGAGAAGCGAGCGATCAAGCGAGGTGATCCCGGCAAGGGGAGGGCACAGTACGGCCCAGTCATGCTTGCACTGGACACGCCCAGGCTTGCCGTGATTGCACTGCATCAGATGATCGGCAACTGCATGGCTGACCCGAATGGTCCACTGCTGCCTCGGCTTTCATACGCTGTCGGCGCTGCGGTGGTTGCCGAGATCCACATGGACATGATGAAGAAGGATGATCGTGCCAGCTTGCGTGACCTTGACCGCAGGTTCAAGCGATTGAATCCAAGGCGTGTCAACTGGTGGGCCAAGCGTACCCTTACTGACAGCCTGTGGAACAGGAAGGTGTGCATCCAACTGGGCACACGGTTGGCGTGGTGCGTCATTGAGACAGCATCGTGCCGGCCATACACCGAAGACTTCAAGCTGGCGTTCCATCACGAAAAGCAGTGGAGGGATAATCAGAAGAAGGGCGTCATCCGAATGGATGATGATGTGTTTGCTGCCATTGAGGAAGGACACTTGTTCCGGCAGTCGCTTCGCCCCCGGTACTTACCCATGCTGGTTGAGCCATACAAGTGGGGAGAGGTTGACGGCAAGGTAGTCGAAGGCGGCTACGTCAGGATACGCACGCCATTCTTTTCTAAGCCAACGCTAGATCAAGAGAAGGCACTAGCCGAGCACAATGTCCAGCCGGCATACGACACGCTCAACGCAGTCAGTAGCCAGGACTGGACAATCAATGACAAAGCCCTCGAGGTTATGTGGTCAATCTGGCACAGCGGAGGCAACGCTGCCGGCGTTCCGTCTCGAGACAACCTGCCGCTGCCTCCTAAGCCGGACGATATTGAGCGTGATGCCACTGCTCTCAAGGCTTGGAAGTCAGAAGCACATGAGGTGCATAGCACCAACGCCAAGCTGAAGGCTCATCGGGTGGAGTTCTTGCAGAAGGTGGGGCTGGCTCGGAACCTAGTAGGCAAGAAGTTCTGGCTGCCCCATCAGTTTGATTACCGCTATCGGGTGTACGGAATCCCACTGTATCTGACGCCTAGTGGTGATGACACTGCTCGAACTCTGCTGCTGTGTGGTACCAGGACAAAGATCAGCGACGAGGGTAGGGACTGGCTCGAGATACAGGTGGCCAACTGCTTTGGGTTCGACAAGGCATCAATGGCAGAACGACGGCAGTGGACACATGACCACATGGATTGGATTGAGAGGACTTGGCGTGATCCACTAGGCACTGACTGGTGGCTTCAAGCTGAAGACCCGATGCAGTTCTGGTCTGCTGCTGCTGCCCTGTTTGATCCAGACCTATCCGACCGAATCATGTGCTCATCGGATGGTTCACAGAATGGACTCCAACACCTCAACGCTGCTGGCCGATGCGAACAGGGGGGCAAGCAGGTCAACCTGATACCCGGAAGCAGGCCATCTGATCTGTACACGACGGTTGCAAACGTGGTGATCGAGGTAGTGGCAGCAGATGCGGAGGCCGGCAACCAAGTAGCGCAAATACTGCTGCCTATTCTTACCCTACCCGGCGTGGCTAGAAAGATTCTGAAGAGGCCAGTGATGACGTACTGCTACGGTGTCACCATGGTAGGGGCACGCAACCAGATCATCGAGGAACTGAAGAGGCACGGGGTTCCGAAGAAGAAGCTGTATCACGCTGGCAAGTACCTTGCTAGGCATACCATGGACTCCATTGGAGTGGTGTGCGTCAAGGCTGAGGAGATATTCAGGTGGCTTGAGGACTGTGCCAGGCGGATGTGCAAGCACGCACCAACGCAGACCATTCAATGGACCACCCCCTCGGGCCTGCCTGTTGTGCAGCCCTACCGAAACTTTGGCAAGACCGTGATTCAGACCTGCCTTCAACGCATCACGGTGGCCTATATGCAGGACGATGTGCCTGTATCAGCACGAAGGCAGATCGCGGGGATGGTGCCCAACTGGGTACACTCGCTTGATTCCTGTCACATGGGAAGGACGGCAAAGCGTATGAAAGCAATGGGACTCCCATTCGGATCGGTGCATGATTCATTCTGGACGCACCCAAACCACATGGCTACCTTGAACAAAGTGATTCGAGAAGAGTTCGTCGGAATGCACGACCAGCCCCTACTCGATAACCTCCGAGACGAATGGCTCGACATCCACCCAGGACTTGAGCTTCTACCACGCCCCAGTTATGGAGACTTAGATGTCACTCAAGTGCTCACCTCTACCTACTTCTTCCATTGACACTACCAAGATAATGACGACGAACCAACGGCATCGAACCGTGTTCTACTTCCGAAAGGGGCGAGGCTTTAGGCCGTGGCTCATTCGTTTGCTTACTCGGTCAAAGGTGTCGCACGTTGCTGTCGGCTATGGCGACGCTGTTTACGAGGTAAACTACCGCCTTGGCGGCATTTACTGGACACGCCAAGAGTACCTCAGCCTTCCAGATCCGTGCATCGGCATCGGCGTCGAGTCAGAAATGGAGCCATGCCTGGACGGATTCATTGGAAGCCCGAGGCCAAGCTTGCTCAAAGTGGCATTGAAGGTGGCCACTCGAGGCAGGTCTGTATACGGGCATGACTGCGTTGACATCGCCAAGTGCATCCTGATTACACTGGGAGCACAGCCGCCCAGGTCAATCACCACTCCCGGTGCCCTGATGGATTGGCTGATGGAGATTATGATAGATGGATGGATCGAAGCAGGACAAGCAGATGCCGCACCACTTGCCGACGCACAGCGTTGATTTGGTGGACGAGCTTGACGAACTCAACCCCCCTGTGGTTCTGTCTGGGCCTATTCAGGAGGGGGACATCCAACAACTGGTCTACCTTGCTGGCCGGCGGAGCCTGGTCGATGAGCTGATCCGAGCCAAGAATGCCCCTAGAGCTACATAAACCAGAGGAAGTGGGAGCGTGGGTGGCCAACCGAATCTACGGGAAGGACGGATTCGGAGAGGCCAACGTGGATTACCAAGCCTTCGGCGTTGTCGATGACGAGGGAAGCATCGTCGCCGGGCTGGTGTCCACTGAATACTCTGGCCACAACGTCAACATCCACCTCGCTATTGAGAAGCCAAGGTGGGTTACTCGAGGATTCTACGAGTACCTGTTGCACTACGCCTTCTGCACCCTGAAGGTGGAACGAATCACCGCCATGGTTATCGAGGGCGACCGAAGAGTTGAACGATTATTGAAAGCCTTTTACTTCAAGAAGGAAGGCGTGTGCCGCAAGGCATACGTCAAGCCAGGTGGCGAGGCGGTTGACGCTGCCATCTACGGATGCTTGAAGGAATACTGTCCATTGAACCCCCCATTCTGAAGGAACACATCATGCTTGATCGCATATTCCCCCGGCTTAGGCCGCCGATGCCGATGCCGGCAGGAGCGCCAATGCCCAAGCGTAAGCCCAAGGAAGGCTTTAGCCCAGTTCTTGCTGTGTTCAAAGGCGACGCGCCCAAAGTTCCACCACCCCCTCCGAAGAGGCCAGACACTTCTGAGTTCGATGTGAAGAACCGACCCCTTGATGAAGAGCAGGCACGCAGGCGTGGTCGAGCTTCGACTATGCAGATTCGACTGGGGTCGGGAGCGGGCGTTAGTGGCGGCGGTGGCTCTGGGTCTGCATAAATGAACCAACACAACATCCGGGACCAGTGGCGCAAAGATGATTCCAAGCGGCAAGAAAGCCTTGACATTGCTCGACGGTGTGCGTCTCTAACTAAGCCGTGGGTCATGCCCCCAAGCGGACATCCACAGGACTCTAAACTTCCCGAACCATTCTCAAGCCTTGCAGCCCGAGGGGTCACGAACCTCGAGGGCAGATTGTTGCTCGCACTCTACCCACCAGGCATGCCCTTCTTCCGGCTCCGGCCAGCCTCAGTGTTCCGGCACGACCAGAGCATCCCGGTTGAAGAGTTGCAGGTACTTCAAGATGCGTTGTACCTGCAAGAACTTACCATCATGGGGATTCTGGATTCCGCCAACACCACCGGCAATAGCCGGCACGCTGGATTCAGGACGAGAAAGCGGGCGGCATTGTCGCAGCTGCTAATCACCGGCGACGTACTCGAGCGATTGACGGACGACTATTCAATGGTCGTGTACCGACGCGATCAGTACGTTACCAAGCGTGACTCGGCCGGCAATGTCTTGTACCACATTGTCAAGGAAGAGATTGATCCGTTGTCGCTGAAGCCTAAGCTACTGGCGGCGTGTGGGTTTGACACTCAATCACTGCGGCAAATGAATGCAAGTGATCGGCTCAAAGACATTTACACAATGGTTGAATGGCAGCCGGAGGCCAAGACATGGCTTATCCGGCAAGAGTGCAACGGCAACGTAATCGTGGAATCAGAAGAGCCGGTTACGCCGTTCTTCGCCACACCATTTGAACTTGCCCCGCAAGAATCTTACGGACGCGGGATCATCGAGACTAACCTGGGCGACTGCTCGAGCATGAACGAGCTGACAATGAGCCTACTAGACTTTGCTGCTATTGCATCCAAGATGCTGTTCTGCATTGACCACAACAGTCAGGTCCGAGCCGAAGATTTGGCAAAGGAATCAGGCTCAGTCATCAACGCACGGGTGCAGTCTGGCCAAGTCACTGACGTTGGAATGCTCCGAGCAGACAAGATGCAGGACTTCCAAGTAGTAGCCGGAACCCGAGATTCAATCCGACGAGACTTGGCTACTGTCATGCTCATGGAAGGGGAGACTACCCCTCGAGGAGAGCGGGTCACTGCATACCAGGTATCGCGTGTGGCTTCCGAACTACAAGGAGCGCTCGGTGGATTGTACGGCGGCATCAGCGACAGCCAGCAGATTCCATTGATTGAGCGACTGATGTACCAAGCTAAACGAGACAAGATTCTCCCGAACCTGCCTCGAGACGGCATTGAAATCGAGACGCTGACTGGTATCTCCGCTTTGTCTAAGGAAGATGACAAGGGTAGACTGATGCAGTTGCTTCAGACCGTGGCCCAACTTGGACCGGAGGCCATGAGCAAGATGAACATGAACGTGCTTATTGATCTGATGATGCGGCAGTCTGGCATTTACGAGCCGGGCCTGGTCAAATCGGATGAGCAGATTGCGGCTGAGGCTCAGGCAATGCAGGAGCAACAGATGCAGCAGATGGCACAACAACAAATGGTCCAGTCCGCCGGCAAGGTAGCCGAGCAGGTTGGCCCTGACATGATTATGCAGGAGTAAACATGGATAACGTACCTTCAATCCCGTCCGGCGACTCGCCGGCACCGGCTCCAGAAGCCCAAGCCCCTGAGCAATCGCTGCCGACAGAGGTTGTAGAGGTCGGCGACGGCACCTACGAGGCAATGATTCCAAGCAAGGAAGAAGTTGTCGCCCAGCAAGAGCAGGCCAAGGAAGAACACCGCCTTGCCGGCAAGTACGATTCGGTCGATGCTTTAGAGAAAGCCTACCTCGAGCTTCAATCTAAAATGGGCGACCGGCCTCAAGAAAACACAGCCGCACCTACGCCTGAAAATCAGCCGGAGGAAGACCGTGGCTTCTCCGTAGAGCGTGGCATTGAAGAGATTGTCAAGGCCACTGGCCTCCGAGACGAGGACATTATCACGCAGTGGCAGCAGAATAAACAGCTGTTGCCCGAGCAATACGAAGCGTTCAAGCAGCAGGGGTATGGCAAAGAAGTAGTCGACACCTTTATTGCTGGACAAGAAGCTCAGGCTGCCGGAAGGCAAACTGCCCAGGACAACATGAAATCCGACGCCGCGAACCTGTGTGGCGGAGAGGCAAAGTACGACATGCTTATGGCTTGGGCTGAGACTGCATACGACGAGGGGCAGAAGCAACTCATCAACGAACGGCTTGCAGATCCCCGGCAGTACCAGGGGGCCATCAAGGAAATGCTGTTTGACTGGGATTCCAAGGTGGGCGCTGACCGCTCTGCTTCATTGGCTCAGCCCGGATCTGCTCCGGCTCCAGATGCTGCCGGCTTTACTTCAACCCATGAAGTATTGCAGGCAATGGCAGAACTAAAGGCCAAGGGATACGCCGATGAAGTCCTTGCCGCCAAAATCTCGAACACACCTGACCACTTGATCCAAGGAATAGACTCATGGCATACCACCTAAACCAAGAAGACGCCAAAGCACTTGAAGCAGTTGGCTCATCGTGCGGCTGGTCATACGAGCAAGGCGTTGTCTCCTGCACGCTTTTCAATAAGGCTACCGGTCGGCCATGGATTATGGTCAATGGAAGCGACGAAAAAGACGCCTTGGATAATGCACTTCGAGAAGCAGGGTCAACGACCAAGCCTGGATCAAAGGCAGATGACCTCGCCGCAATCAAATCTCAATCCGCTGAAATCGACAATCTCAAAGAACAGATTGAAACGATGAAGTCGGATACCAACAAGAAGCGGAAGTCGGCCGGGAAAAAAGCCCGCGCTGAAGCATCTTCTTCTAAGCCCGTCCGGTTCATGTCGGACTCGACGGGAACCTCAGAGGCAGAGTGAGCCTAGATGACGCTGGATACCGGGTAACCGCCCAGCAGTTTGATAGACACCTCCGTTGCCAACGTGTCAACTACTAAACCCAAATCCAACGGAGATGAGCGATGACTGCTACATCACCTTCACGGATTCTTGCAGATCAGAATACAGGTGGCGCTAATAAGAGCCGCGACCTTGCTCTGAAGTTGTTTGCAGGAACCGTCTACGAGGCATTCACTAACAAGACTGCCTTCTTCGACAATACGGGCAACATCCTTGCCCAGAAAACTATTACTGGCGGACATGAATACCAGTGGCCCATCATGGGTGACGACTCTGGTATCGCCCCAACCTGGCACAACCCTGGCGCTCTCATGGTTGACGGTGCCATCAAGATGATGGAAGGCGTTGTCCGTGTTGACGACATCCTTGTATCGCACATTGATGTTCCGTTCGCGGACCTAGACTTGGCTCAGTACTCTGTTCTTGGCCCATTTGCGACCAAGCTCGGAAGAACCCTTGCGATCGAGATGGATAAAAAGATCGCCATCATGGGCGTCAAGGCTGCTCGAACGGCTGCTGTCTCTGGTATTCATGCCGGCGGCAAGGTTGTTCAGCGTGACGACGGTGTTACGGGCACCAGTGAAACTCCCTCAAGCATCACTGCTGCTTACCCCAACTCATCCGTGGGTTCGGGTCGGTTCCGTGATGACGTTGCAGAGCTGGCACAGAAGTTCGACGAGGACAACGTGCCGGAAGACGGTCGCTACCTCTTCGTGTCGCCGTACATTCGTACAATCATGCGTCACGAAGGTGCAACCTGGGCATTTGGTGCGGGCACACTGACTCCGAATAACACCATCTACAGCAATGCTGGAAACATCTACTCCAAGGAGATGACCAGCCAGCCGTGGGATGTCAACACTCGAGTCTTTGGAATGCTGGAAGGCTTCAACTTGGTTCTCACGAACCACCTGCCGACTGCTGACACCAGCTACTCGGCTGGAGACAGCGGAAGCCTTGCCATCACCAAGTACAACATCAAGGCTGACGGCCTAGATGATGACAATGATGGCGACGGTGAAGGCGGCTACAGCGCTGCTGAGGCTAAGGCTAACGCCAAGCCTGCTGCACTCGCCATGTGTGCTGCTTCCGAGGGTGCGGCTTCTGTTGGTCTGGTTCAGGCCGGCGGCATCCGTACTCACATGGAGTCAGATGAGAGACGCAATACCCAGTTCTTGAAAGCTCAGATGCACATGGGTGCAGATGTTCTTTGCCCCTGGACTGCTGGTTACATCGGAATCTACACCTGATTCCAACCACTACTCCTGTGGTGGGTGGGGGTATCGCCAACCGGCGTGCTCCCGCCCTCCCATGGGAGGCTGGAGATAGCAATGACACGTTCAACTGGGGACACAGTGCGTCTCTCAAATCGTGATTGGGTCGGAATAGTTGCCATTGCAATCACGTTGCTCGGCACTACCCTTACGTCGTATATGCGGCACGACCGCATTCTTACTGAAATCGTTGTCCGACAGGAGTACCTCTCGGCACAACAAGAGGCTCTTGTTCAAGACCTCGAACGCTTAGAGACTAGACTCAACGAGGACAAACAATGACACTGATTCAGCTTTCAACTAACGAAAGGCATTTCCAGATTGGCTATGCCAGCGGAGTGGACCTTTCGGGGAGCGGCGTAGGCGAAGACAAGCCTATTCCGATGACTGCTTTGCCGTCAACCATAGACGGGGTTCACAAGACCACTGACGCCAACCTGGCCAAGCTCCTGTTCTACGGTTACATGGATGCTACCGCTACGTCGGACAACAAGATTCTCAAGGATGTCAGGATCTACACTTGGGCTGAACTGCATGGCGTGTGGCTCCCTACTTTGGTAGGCGAGTTTGATATGGTTTGCGGCGGGCAGACTGGACTTGCCTTGACCGTTGTAGACGCAAACAAATACTTCGTTGACACCATTACCCTGGCTGACGGCGATGAATCATGTCGAATCATCACCGGCATCAACGACCACATTGCGTCTATTACAGTGGACCTTGAGGGTGCTTCGTACCTAAGCGTTACGTTTGCTCAAGACGCTGCTGGCCCTGAGAACGCAAACTACATCATTGGGACGTTCTAATGCGAGAGCATATCCGTGGTATTTACAAGCACCACGGGGCGTTTGCCATTTGGGACCACGTTGACAAGGTGGGCCTGAACACATGGCTTTACAGGGAGCACGTTCACGACCGGGATTACAGGTCGTTTGACGTTGCTCAATCTGAACCCACCGTCATGTGGCAAGCCCTTACAAGCGGCAGCGGTAACATATTGAACACTGCACCGGTTAGCGGATTCTCCCTCAGCCATTCGTTTTCCGGCTCTTCAAATCCATACTGCCTGGGCGGCGAGCTAACGAACGTAACTCACAACGTCGGATACGACGACGTAGCGTGGAACAGTAACACGGACGAAAATGGAAACAGCCCGCTGGTAAAGAGAAGGAAGCATCCAACCGGCACGGCTATGCATACCAACAACGCTTCGTTCGAGTTCGATAACGCACCTCTAGGCAACCTTTCGTACATCATTGGAACTGCCAATGGGACTTGGGTAAACAGTGGAAGCCCCAAGGAGCCGGCATCGTTCCCGTTTAC